TCCAGCACCGCCGAACCACCGGGCCGTATCTGCTGCACGAACGAGAAGTAGGGCAACTCAAGGCCGGTCGGGTTCGTAGCTCCAAGGGCCGGAACAATGGTGTACGTGTACGGACCGCTACCGCTCACAACGACGTTGCCCATGGAGAAGGACAGCGCCCACGCGAGGAACTCCGACGAGGCGTACTTTGAGAGCTCGTAGGCCGGCATGTTGTAATGCGACTTGAAGAGCTGCGTGGGGAATTCGTGGCCCTTGCCGATTTCCGCCCGGTCATCCTCGTTCACGGGGACCTTCGCCCACGGTTTGGTATTGAGATTCGTGTGACGCCAGATGGTGGCGACCAGATTCGCCGTTCCGATAGCGGTCTGTTTGCCGAATCCCCAACCGTTCAGGAGTTCGCTGATATTAGCCATGCTGTTCTTCCTCCTCAGCCACAACTACAGGCTTCTGCGTTACCACCGGTGCGGGAACCTGATGCCAACCGGACGCCATCAAAATCGTAAGTTTTTCGGTGGTCGCCTCGACTTCTTTCACTTCGCCCTCGGGCGAGCGCATGAAAACTGAATCCATACCGTTCTCCTCATTCCCCGCCGGGATTGCCTTGTTCCACGAGCGTTGCTTGCACCTCGAAGTAATCGAGGGTCGCCCCGTCCGCGCTCACCACAACCGTGTTTCGCTGCGCGGAGGGCAGATCCATGTCCATCGGGTAGCAGTCGGGATCGATCTGGAAATGCAGAAGCGATTCCCATGACGGAGCGCCCGTTGGCTTGGCGCTCACCAGCAGCCAGAACAGATCGGCATACGTCGCGGTGGAATTCTGTTCCGGCGCCCGCAAGTAGATCGAGAAGCGATGCGCGAAGTGCAGTGATCCGCCAGTGAGACGCCGCGGCGTGGTGCCATTCCAGGCAACCAGAATCGAGCCGGGCGGCATCTGTAGGATGGCCAGCCGAAGATTGTTGTCGGTAGCCAGCCCTTCCATGAATGCGCGGATGTTGTCGCCGTCGGCGCCCAGCCCATCGACCAAGTCCGGGCAGGACTGGAGCGCAGTCACCCACTCGCCAAGTATTGTTTTCGGATTGATCACGGAACCGTCAACTCGCGCGCTGCAGCAGTGCCAGGTTGAGCATGCCGTAGGCATCCGGCTGCCGCACCGTCGTCACCACGTACTGCGCACCCCACGCGGTCACCCAATCGCCCTTTGCCGGCGGGTTTGCAAAGTTGGACGGATTGACAGAGATCTCTTCGAAGTTCGCCATCGCGCCGGACTCCTCGCGCACGCGCAAATGGCGCACCGCCGTCACCGTGAACGCGCTCCCCTGCGCTGCGCCCGCCTGCACCGGTTGGTACACAACCGGCTCGCCGAACGTCTGCGAAATGACGCCGTCCACGAACGCTTCAATGTTGGGCCAGTTCGGCATTTCACGTCCAGTAGGCGACGATCAGTCCTTCGCCCGCGTTGTTGGCATCGACGTAGTAATCGGACGGCAACAGCAGGTGGCGCGCGTCTTCCGCCCAGATCTCGTAAGCATCCGCGACGCCGCCACCAGCGCCAGTGGGCCAGAACTCTTTGACCACGCCCGCGCCGTTCGCCTTGTTCATGCCGGAGACGCCGAGGAACACGCGGCCCGTATCGCCGATGGCCGCCGCGAAGCGCATCCGTTCGACACGCAGGTTCGTGTCAGTGCTAACCGGAACTGGCGTGCCGGGCGTCGGGACGGGGATTTTGCCGAACGATTTTGCTTTCATCGGAATCAGAGCCAGGCCAGGATCTTGTATTTCGCGCTGGTGGTTACGGTCACCTTCACGTTGGTGGCGTCGTGCGTACCCTCGGTCACCGTGAAGACGTTGGCACTGCCGCTGTTGTCGGCGCAGGAGACCAGCACGCCCGCAGGCACCACCCCCAACCCGTGCGCGATGCTCTGCTGCGCGCCATTGCCGGTTTGCACTGCCGACAAGAACTGCTTCTGCTTCGATGGGTAGCTGCCCTTGAAGTTCGGCTGCGGGCCCGCGCTCTGAAACTCCGGAGCGTTAATGGGCGTTTTTTCCACTTTGATTGCCATGCCTCTTCTCCTTTCCGGGTTTAGCCGGTTCTTGTTTGGGAAGCTTGGAGAACGCCCGCTCCGCTTCTGCCTGCGTCCCGATCCGGCGTTGCTCGTAAAGCTGCCGCGCGCGCGTCAACTGGACCTTGTTTGTGGCATCGGGAGCGGGATACTCATCGCCGATGTCTGACGGCGTAAAGCCCTGCAACGGGCGCAGGACGTACAGCGGCGGAACCAGACTTCTGGTCAGCCGCGCCCACGATTCACGACGAAGCATCATGACTACACCGCCGAGATCACGTTGTTGAAGTAGAACCCGAGATCCGCAGAAACCAGGCGCATATCGAACGCCGAGTCGATCTCCACGCGATCCGAAGCCAGGTGCTCCATGCGGAAAGTCTTGATGCGGACGCCGGCGCCGCCGGTGGTTCCGATCAGGCCCGTCCAGTTGAACACGTACCCGGCGCTGGGAGTCATTAGGCCGGCATTCTTCGGGCGGTAAAACAGCGCCGCGCTCAGGCCGCCGATGAACGAGTTGGATTCGGTCGCGCCTTCCGCCGCCGTGTTGTAGACGGCGTCGATGACCAGGACCTCTTCGAGTTCGAGAATCTCGGCCATGATCTGGCGGGTGGCCACTGCCGGGTTCGGCGCGGTCTGGCCGTACTTGGTGCGGTCGATGAAGTCGGGGTGATCCACGAGCTTGTCGAACACCGGGCGGCTCACCACGAAGATGTTCGGCGCGAAGCCGCCGCTCGACAGCCGCATCTGGGTCTTCGCGTGGCGAATGTCCGTGATGGGGTTGCCGTTCGGATAGTTCCCGGAGTCCCAGTAGACGACGTGCGTGGAGTCCGCGGTCGCCTGGCCACTGGCCTGATTGGTCCAGATCCCGGTGCCGAAGAACTTCGAGACCCACTGGTTCTCACGCCGGATCAGCGCCTTCTGGGTGAGGAAGATGGTGGCGTCGCGGTCGGGGGCGAGCGGCGAGTCGCTGTTGGAGCGGATCTGGTCATCCACGTCCTTGTGCAGCGACCAGACGTCGCAGTTGTACGTGCCGGTGGAATTCAGGTTGTAACCCGTGCCGGCGGATTCAGCCGAAAGCGCGCGCTTCTGCATCTCGTCGCGGTTGAAATCCGCCCGCGCGTAGGTGTAGTACAGGTCGCTTTTGTTTTCGACCGGGACCGCCGGAAAGGCTTTGTCCGCGACGAATTCAACTCCGGCGGCCTCCTGAAGGTAGGCCACGGAGATGTTAGTCAGCGGTCGGTTGACGTGAACGTCTTGTAGTGTTGGCTGAGGCATTTGTGATTTCTCCTTGTTTGTGAACGGCTACATCTTGTACGGGCCCAGAAGCAGCGCGGGAATGATCACGCCAGCGCCGCCCGATGCAGCCAGTGCGCGCGCCCGCACGAAATTGCCACTGGTCGCGGTGATGGCCTGACCGCTGGCGTTGGCCATGAGCGGGTCGCCGTTGTTGACGGCAGCGCCGGTCACCAGCTTGGTGATGCCGAGGATGGCGACCTCGCCCTCGACTCCTTGCGCGTTGGGCTTGTCCTGGACCACGCCATCGGCGACGGCGCCAGCGCCCGTGAAATTGATCTGCCCGGACGCGTTGACGGTCACGAGGTAGAACTGCGGATTCACAGTTCCACCGCTGGTGAGGTCCGCCGCTGCCGGAAGCCCTACTGTGCGTAATGTCTGTTCGAATGCCATGTCTGTTGGTCTCCTTTCGCCCTACCGGGCAAGGCGAACGCCAGCCCGCTCGAGCGTGGCGATCAAGCCCTTCGCGTTGTGCTGCGCCACGAACGCGCCGTAAACCTCGGGATGCTCTTCGAGCATGAGGGCGTAGGCGCGCTCCTTGGTCAGCTTGGTGGTACCGCTTTCGGCGTAAAGATTCGGAGTCTCTTTGCCGCGATTCTGCCGGGCGTAAGTCGTGGCTTGGGCTTCAATCTCTTGAAGCGAGCCAACCGCGCCCTGGTTCGGGTTGACGTGGGAAGTAATCATGCTCCTCTCGCTTTCCATCACGCGGGCGGCTGTCAGCTCTTCGCTGATTTCCGCCACGCTGAAGTATTGGCCCGTGGACTTCTTCTTGGTGAGGAACTCCGCGGCCTTGTCGGGACAACCGGCCATCTTGCACAGCGCGCCGATGGCTTCGATGTCGCCTTCCGGACGCATCCTGAGCGGCACGCCGGCCAAGGCAGCGACGCCAGCGAGCGGAGCCATGCCCTCGGGTTTCTTGGCATCGCTCTTTGCGCCCTCGCCGCACGCGTGGCAGTACTCCGCGCCTTTGCGCAGCTCGGCACCGCAGGCGTGGCAGAACTTACCGGACGCCTCGCCTTCGGCCTTCGTGCCGCAGGCATGGCAGAACGTTGCGTCTGCGTGGAGCTTGGTTCCGCACGCGTGGCAGTACTTCGGTTCGGTGTTGGTCTTCTCGTCGCCGCCACCGTCGCCCGGCTTCTTACCCTCGGCGGCGATTGTGAGCGTTTCGTTGGGCATACTTGCTGTAACCTCCTTGGTTGTGGATCTTGCGGCAATCGCCGCCGTTGAACTCTGGACAGGCTCGCCGAGCAGTTGACGAAGCGCGTTCATGGCGTCGCCCAGCGTTCCGACCTCGTCGGCCAGCAGCGGAATGGCCGTCTCGGCCCAGCAGACGCCGGCCTGTGTCGCGATGATCTTCTCTGCGTCGGCCTTCCGGTTCCGCGCGACCGTTGCTACGAACTGCTCGTACTGCCGGTCAATCTCGGACTGGATGTCCTTTTCGGCCCGCTCCGACAGCGGTTCATGCGGGTTCCCATCGACCTTCTTGTCGCCTTTGAAGACGTAGGTGTACTTGAACCCCTGCTCGTCGTTGAACTTCGAATCCTCGGTATGCAGCACCACCACGCCGACGGACCCGACCGCTCCCATGCGCGTGACGAAGATCTTGTCGGCAGCGCTGGTCAGCGCGTAGGCCGCCGAGAACGCGAAGTCGTCGGCGACCGCGTAGATCGGCTTCGCGCCGCGCAGCGAGTAGATGTAATCGGACAGCTCCAGGCATCCGGTGGTCTCGCCGCCCGGCGAATCGACCTGCAAGAGGATCGCACGCACGCTGGCGTCGTTCACCGCGTCCTGAAGGTAGCCCCCGATCTGCGCGTAGGAGCTGCAACCACTCAGCGCCGAAACCCAGGATTCCGCTTTCGTCAGCACGCCCTGGATCGGAATGATCGCCACGCCGTCGATCACCTGGTACCCGCTGTCGTCGGCCTGCTCCATGTACGCCGCGGCGAACGGTTCCGCGGGCTTCACGCCGGCGACCGGCATGATCCCCAGCCGTGGCCCCAGCGCCTGGACTATCACGTCCAGCTTGGGCGGGTGAATCATGAGCGGCGTGTTCACAAACCGCGATGCAACACGAGTCAGATCCCTCATGGCTTCACGTCCACCTCTCCCTTGCTCGCGTCCTGCTGGATCTCGGCTTCCGTCAATCCGGCGTTGCGCCCGGTCAGGACCTTCCGGCCATCGCTGTCGTAGGACAGACCAAGCTTGTCGGCGCGCTTGTTGTCCGCGGCCTGCTCCGCATCCACGGCCCCGGCATCGCGCCCTTGCGCCGCCACCTCGGTGGAACGGGTGGATAGGCCGCTGCGGATGGCGTCGTTGGAAGCCTTGATGTCCTTCTCCGGGTCAACCCACGGCCAACCGGGCGTTACCCACTGCACTTCCTCGAATGGCTCGGGATCTTTGTTGTAGGCGTTCAACAGGTCAATGCCGAACACCAGCGCCAGCATCGCTTCGCGCAGCCAGCGCTTATAAACCGGATGGCAGACCTGGAAGATGAAAACCGAATGCTGATACTGCTCGCACTTGCGGCGGAACTCCAGCAGGCCGGCGCGGATCGAAGAGTAGTTGATCCCCGACAGGTCACCGCTGATCTGGTACTCGGCAAGCCCAGCGCCACTCGAAAAAGCTTGCAGGCACGTCCGGATGAACGATTTGAAATCGCCGCTGTCCTTGGCCTCGGCGAACTGCACCTCTTCGCCGAAGTTCAGCACCTGGAAGGTGCCGGGTTCGAGCTTGCTGATCTGCGTCCCCGGATCTGTCTGGGTCGGCCCGTTCTGGTATTGGTCCGGAGGGATGATTGGGTTGTCCGGGCTGGCCTGCGTGATGAACCCAGTGATCATCGCCGCGAGTTTCTTACGGACGATCTCCGCGTCGGTGTATTGCTCCAGTTCGTAGAGCTTCGCGATGACCGATGTGAGCCATGGCTGGCCCCGAAACTGGCCCGCGCGAATCGGCTTGTAGACGTGCAACACGTCGGTGGCGGGCACCCGCTCTACCGAGAGAGCGTCCATCGGGAAAAACATCGTCTCACCCGGATGTGCCTTCCAAAAGTGGTACGCTGCGCGCCGCCCATCGGTCTGAAACTCGATGCCGCACCGGACTGAGTTGTTCGGCGGCATCCGCTCGACAGCCGTCCGCCACAACGGTAACTGCTCTGCCTCGATCAACTGGAGTTGGAGCGGAACCGTAAGCCCTTCCTTCACAGAACGCGGCCGGAACCGGACGAAGCACTCACCCGCCTCCATGACTTCGCGCGCAATCACCATCTGCTGGCCGTAGAAATCCGTCTGGCCCGACGCGGGATTCCGCGGGTCGTACTCGACGTCGCACTCGCGTATCCATCGATTCCACTTCCTGGTGATCAGGTCGCGGATCTTATCGTCCGGATGGTGCGGCACCAGGCGAATGCCGCGCCCAATGGCGTTGGCGACGTAGGAATCGACGGCCGCCGCCGCCCACGCGC